AAAATGAAAGAGATAGGGATGAATTAAGTAAAGATGCTGTGGCTAAATTATTACAAGAAATGTCCAATAAATTAAATTCTATTGAAAAAGACATATTGTCTAATAGTAATAAAATAGAATCCGATATTACTAAATCAAGAGATTCTATGTTTGAATATATAGATAAACATTATGCCAGAAAGGAAGATTTGAATAATGGATTAAATGCATTAAGGAATAATGCGAAATATGTTTGGTACACTTTATCAGCTTGTGTTGTTGTCACAGGTTGGATTCTCAATACCCTAATTCAATTGTACAAATAAATGCCAGTCTATTCAAGATCAGAACTAAAAGAATACTGCCTTAGAAATCTAGGTAAACCCGTTTTAGAAATTAATGTCGATGATTCACAACTGGAAGATAGAATTGATGAAGCATTAGGTTATTGGAATCTTTATCATCCAGAAGGTATTGAAAAAACTTATTTAAAACAACAAATTAAAGCATCAGTAATTACATTAATTAATCCTGTAGCAGAAACATTTAGTATTGGTAGTGTAATTACAGGATCAACATCAGGCGCAACAGCAATAGTTACTAAACAAATCGATAAAAGTTCATCAGGAACAGAATTATTAGTCTATAAAGTTGATGGTCGATTTATTGCTGGTGAAACTATTTCTAATGGAACAGTTAGCGATATATTATCTTCATACAAATTAAATGAATATGATAATAAATTCATACCATTAAATGATTATATTTTTGGTATATCAAAAATGGTTTCATTAACTGGAACTAGTTCTTCATCAGATATGTTTAATTTAGAATACCAAATAAGATTAAATGATTTATTCGATTTATCTTCTACTTCTATATTAGATTATAGTATCACTATGAGCCATTTAACATTATTAGATCAAGAATTAAACAAAAGACCGAGATTCCGGTTTAATAGGTTACAAAGAAAAGTATTTCCTGAAATCAATTGGGATAATGATATAAGATTAGGAGAATATTTAGTATTTGAATGTTATCGTGCATTAGATCCAGAAACATATGAAGAAGTATGGAATGAACCCTGGTTAAAACAATATACTACTGCATTAATTAAGAAACAATGGGGTCAAAATTTATCTAAATTTGCAGGATTACAGTTGCCAGGTGGAGTAACTTTAGATGGTGATAAAATTTATACTAATGCAGTTGAAGAAATTAGATTATTAGAAGAAGATTTAATTACTAAACAAGCACCTTGTGAAATGTTTGTAGGATAATAAAATGGCATTAAATCCTTATTTTTCTAATGGTTCTTCATCTGAACAAAATTTAATAGAAGATTTAATTATAGAATCTTTAAAAATTTATGGTAAAGAATTATATTATATCCCTAGAACATTAGTTTCTAAAGATGATATTCTTAATGAAGATAGATTAAGTCAATTTACTAATGCTTATCCAATAGAAATGTATTTTGAAAATATAGATTCTTTTGGTGGACAAGAAGCATTTATGCAAAAATTTGGTTTAATGTTAGAACAATCTGCTACATTAGTAGTTGCTAGAAAAACATGGGATTCTTTAGTGGGTATTCATAATAATACCATTATTCCTAATAGACCAAATGAAGGTGATTTAATTTATTTTCCAATGACAAAAGGGTTGATGGAGATAAAATTTGTCAAACATCAAGATCCTTTTTATCAATTAGGAAGATTGTATGTTTATAAACTTCAAGTTGAATTATTCCAGTATTCAAGTGAAAGATTAGATACTGGTATAGAAGAAATTGATTCATTTGAAGATAACAAAACATTAAATGTTGATCCTGATATTAGTAATTTTGGTCAAATAGATTCTATAGAAATTATTAATGGTGGTAATGGTTATACTACAGCATCTGTTTCTATAGATTCTTTAACAGGTTCTGGTTTTGTTGGTAGTGTTTTAATTACAAATAATATTATATCACAAATTAATGTAGAAGTCAATGGTTCTGGTTATAAATCTGGTGATAGTGTTATTATTACTGGTGACGGTGTAAATGCTAGTGCTATTGCTAATATTAGTACCAATGTTGATTCTATTAACAATTATGGTGATAACAATACTTTTAAAGAAGAATCAATAGATTTAGTTTTTACGGAAAATAATCCATTTGGTGATTTTTAATGTTAAATAATCAAGTTTTTTATCATGGAATAATAAGATCTACTATAGTAGTATTTGGAAGATTATTTTCTAATGTTTTTATAGAAAGACGTGAAGGAAATTCAGTATCTGGTAATGTAATACAAAAATTACAAGTACCGTTATCTTATGGGCCAAAAGAGAAATGGTTAAGTCGATTAGAAGAAGATCCTAATTTAGAACAAAATACTTATACAGTATTACCAAGAATGGCATTTGAAATAACAGGATATTCATATGATTCAACAAGAAAGTTGAATAAGATGAATAAAATCAAATGTAATAAAGAAGGATATAAAAGTGTATTTTCTCCTGTACCGTATAATGTTGATATTACTCTTTCTATATTAACAAAAAATCAAGAAGATGCTTTACAAATTATAGAACAAATATTACCCACTTTTAATCCAGAATATACTTTATCTATTAATACTATAATGGATATTGTTCAAGATATACCGGTAACTTTAAATAGTATTAATGTAACAGATGATTATGAAAGTGATTATCAAACTAGAAGATTTGTCACACATGAATTAACTTTTACATTAAAAACCAATTTATTTGGTTTCATCAATCAAGATTCTGGAATTATTTTTGATGTTAAGAGTAATTTAAACAGTTTAGATACTAATGCTAGATTAGAACAATATCATGTGATTGGTGATGGAAATACACAAGAAATTATATCTGAAGAATGGTTAGAGAATTTTTAGTTGACATTTGATTAAAAATATGATAAAATATTATTTGATATTAAAGAATGTATTATAACAATAACCCCAATTTAAAATCTTCTGGTGTTAATATAAATTATACAGAAGAACAAGTTAAAGAATATATAAAATGTTCTAAAGATCCAGTATATTTTATAGAAAATTATTGTAAAATAGTATCATTAGATAAAGGAATAGTACCATTTGTATTATATCCTTATCAAAAAAGAATCATTAAATCTATACATGAAAACAAAAATAGTATTTCAAGATTTTTTCGTCAAAGTGGAAAATCAACTACTTTAGCAGGATATATTTCTTGGTATGTTATTTTTAATGATAATAAGACTTCTGCTATTTTAGCTAATAAACAAGCAATAGCAAAAGAAATATTTTCAAGAGTACAATTCATATTAGAAAATTTACCTTTATGGATTCAACAAGGGGTAAAGGAATGGAATAAGACTTCCTTTACATTAGAAAATGGTTCAAGATGTATTGCTGCCGCTTCTTCTCCAAGTTCAGTTAGGGGAATGAGTATCAATTTTCTTTTACTTGATGAATATGCACATCTCCATCCAAATCTAGCAGAAGAATTTTCTGCTTCTGTATTTCCTACTATATCATCTGCTGAATCTTCTAAATTAGCAATTATTTCTACTCCTAACGGGTTGAATCATTATTATAAATTATGGGTAGATGCTGAAAATGGTATTAATGATTTTGTAACAGTAACTGGACATTGGAGTGAACATCCAGATAGAAATCAAGAATGGGCAGATAAACAAAAAGCGGCATTAGGTGATATTAAATATGCACAAGAAGTAGAAGTATCTTTTATAGGAAGTTCTTATACATTAATAGATGGTTATAAATTATCATCCATTCCTATTAATAAACCTATAATGGAAAAAGATGGTCTTTATATAAATAAAGAACCGGAAGTTGATCATCAGTATATTATTACAGTAGATGTTTCAAGAGGACGACATTTAGATTATACTGCTTTTAGTATTATTGATATTACTAGATTACCTTATGAAGTAGTTTGTATTTATAAAAACAATGCTATTACTGCATTTGAATTACCACATTTGATTTATAATAGTGCTAAACAATATAACAATGCTTATCTGTTAATAGAGAGTAATGATTTAGGTGAATCTGTTGCTAATACCATATTATATGAATATGAATATGAACATTTATATTTCACTCATGTTGATAAAATAACTGAATCAAAAGGATTTCCTGGTATTAGAACTACTAAAAAAGTTAAAACTATAGGATGTGCTACATTAAAAGAATTGATAGAGAAAGATCAATTGAAAATTAATTTTTTTAAAATTATAGAAGAATTAGGTGTATTTGCATTAAAGAGAGCAAGTTATGCGGCACAAGATGAAACTATTAATGATGATCTTTGTACTACATTATGGTTATTTGCATGGTTAACTAAACAAGATATATTTCAAGAATTAAATGATGTTAATATTAGAAACACATTAGCATCTAGTTATCAGAAATATATTGATGAATATATGACTCCTTTTGGCTTTTATGATGATGGAATTAATACAATTGAGGATAGTACAAAATTACCAACAAAGGGTTATAATAATATAACTTTAGATCAAAATGGTTTATTAAATTCTTAAAATTATAAATATAATATGAATAATTTTAAAACCGTATATGATTCGACAATAGAAGAATCTAGTAATATTAAATAAGGAGAAATAAATGGGATTTCAATTATCGCCAGGTGTTGTCGTTAAAGAAACTGACCTGACAAATATAGTACCAGCAGTATCAACATCAGTTGCCGCTTTTGCTGGTGTGTTTAAATGGGGGCCTGTTTTAGACCCTATGTTATTATCATCAGAAAATGAATTAGTTGCACAATTCGGAAAACCAACAACCGATAATGCCGCTTCTTTCTTTTCTGCAGCTAATTTTTTGGGATATTCTACTAGTTTATGGTTAACCCGTGTTGATACAGATTTAGCAAGAAATGCAGTTGCAACTACAACCGGTACAATTACAGATGTTACTATAGGAGGTACTTCAGACGGTTTATATACTGAAGATACTACTATTTCTTTTGCCGCGCCTCAAATTTCTGGTGGTATTACTGCTACCGGTACTGTTACTATTACCGGTGGAGATATTACTGCAATCACTATTACTAATCCAGGTTCTGGATATTCATCTCCTCCTACTATTACTATTGATGGTACTGCCGGTTCTGGTACTACTCTAACCGCGGTAGTAACTACTGGTGGTATTAAAATTAATAATGATAATGATTATGAAACTAATTATGAAGCAGGCGCAGGTGTAGTTGGTGAATTTGCCGCAAAATACCCAGGTGTTTTAGGTAATTCTTTAAAAGTAGAAATGGCAGATTCTGGAACTTTTGCATCTTGGACATATGCCGCTGAATTTGATTCTGCTCCTTCATCTTCTTCTTATGCTGTTTCTGTTAGTGCTACTAATGATGAAATGCATATCATTGTAATTGATGAAGATGGATTATGGACAGGTACTCCAGGCGGAATTTTAGAAAAATTTGCATTTGTTTCTAAAGCATCAGATGCTAAGAAATCAGATGGTACTAATAATTTTTATAAAAATGTTATTAATACCAATTCAAAATATATTAGATGGATGGATCACCCTTCATCTGTTACTGCCAATGATTTGACTATTGGTTCTATGGCAGAAACATCAGGTGAATTTGATGATTTATCAGCAGTTTATAGTGTTTCTTTAACTGGTGGTGTAGATGATTTATCTGCTACAGATGGTCAATTAATTCAAGGGTTTAGTGTTTATCAGGATGCTGATCAATATGATGTTTCTTTATTAATTACTGGTGCTGCTTCTCCTACTGTTTCAAAATATGTAGTTGAAAATATTGCAGAAATTAGAAAAGATTGTGTTGCTTTTATTTCACCAGCAACATCAACAGGTGGTGTAATTCAGGGATCTGATGTATTAGGTGATACCGTTATTTTTAGAACTCAACAATCATTCAATGTTAATTCTTCTTATGCAGTATTAGATTCTGGATGGAAATATCAATATGACAGATATAATGATGTTTATCGGTGGGTTCCTTTAAATGCTGATATTGCTGGATTGTGCGCTAGAACTGATTATACAAATGATGCTTGGTGGTCACCAGGCGGTTTAAATCGTGGTATTATTAAAAATGTTGTGAAGTTAAGTTTCAATCCTAATAAAACCCAACGTGATGAATTATATAAAAATGGTATTAATCCTGTAGTATCATTTCCAGGTCAAGGTACAGTATTATTCGGAGATAAAACATTATTAGCAAAACCATCTGCTTTTGATCGTATTAATGTTAGACGTTTATTCATTGTTTTAGAAAAAGCAATAGCAATCGCTTCTAAATTCCAATTATTTGAATTGAATGATTCTTTTACCAGAGCACAATTCAAAGCAATGATAGAACCATTTTTAAGAGATGTTAAAGGGCGTAGAGGTTTAATAGATTATAAAGTTGTTTGTGATGATACCAATAATACAGGTGAAGTAATAGACCGTAATGAATTTATTGCAGACATCTATTTGAAACCGGTACGTTCTATTAATTTCATTACTCTTAACTTCGTAGCAGTAAGAACTGGTGTTTCTTTCAGTGAAGTTGGTGGTTAATTAACAAGAACTGAGGGGATTTTTCCCCTCAATTTACTTTAATAAATATTAAAAGATAAAAAGTTTAGGAGATAAAATGGCCACCGTTGAACAATTTAAATCGCAATTAAAAAATGGAGGAGCAAGACCGAATCAGTTTCGGGTAACTTTAACTTTTCCAGATGGTATAGTAGGTTCTGCAGCTGCAGCTCAAAAAGCACAATTCTTGATTAAAGCGACATCCTTACCTGCTTCTACTGTTGAAGATATTGCAGTTGGTTATCGTGGAAGGACTATTCATTTTGCAGGTGAAAGAAATTTTGCTGATTGGGATGTTACTATTATCAATGACACCGGTTTTGAAATTAGAAAAGCATTAGAAAATTGGCATCATAAAATCTGTAATTACGATGCTACTAATGGTGAAGTTGCACCATTAGCATATCAAGTTGATTTAACTGTAGAACAATTAGATAGAAATGATGAAGTATTATATTCATATATCTTTAAAGATGCTTATCCTACTACTATTGCTGCAATTGAATTATCATATGAAACAAATACAGCATTAGAAGAATATGGTGTAACTTTTACTTATAATTTCTATGAACCATCAGGTGTTCTTTAATAATTGATTGGAGTGATAATGGCTGATCTTTTTGGATTTGAAATTAAAAGAAAAAATAAAAAAATTATACCATCAGTTGTTAAACCAGCACCTGATGGTAGTACAGTAGTAGATTCTGCTGTTTCCGCTTATTATGGAATGTCTTATGATATTACCGGTTCTATTAAATCAGAAAACGATTTATTAAAAAGATATAGAGATATTTCTAGTATTGCAGATTGTTCCACTGCTATTGATGAAATTGTTAATGAAGCCATTATCACTGATCATTTAAAAAAATCCGTTGAAATTAATTTAGATGATTTAGAATTATCTAAATCTATTAAAGATAAAATCACAGAAGAATTTGAAAACATTATAAAATTATATAATTTTTCAGAAAATGGTTATGATTTATTCAGACAATGGTATATTGACGGTAAACTCTTTTTTTATGTAGTATTAGATAAAGATAATTTTAAAAAAGGAATTGTAGATTTAATACAAATTGATCCTAAAAAAATTAGAAAAATAAAAGAAATAAAAAAAGAGAAAAATGAAAAGGGTATTGAAATTATTAAAGATGTAGAAGAATATTATATTTTTAATGATGATGGTATAACAGAAAATAGTACAAAAGGGATTAAATTAACATTAGATTCTGTTATTCATATTACTTCTGGTTTGATTGATTATAATACTAATCAAACATTAGGATATTTACATAAAGCAATCAAACCTGCTAATCAATTGATGATGATGGAAGATGCTCTAGTTATCTATCGTATTAGTAGAGCACCGGAAAGAAGAATTTTCTATATTGATGTTGGTAATTTACCAAAACAAAAAGCAGAACAGTATGTAAATGATATTATGAACAAGTTTAGAAATAAAATTGTTTATGATGTTACTACTGGTGAAGTTGCTGATAATAAACAACATCTTTCTATGATGGAAGATTTCTGGTTACCCAGACGTGAAGGCGGAAAGGGTACAGAGATAACTACATTACCTGCTGGTCAGGGATTGGGAATAGTAGATGATATTTCTTACTTTAAAACCAAATTACACCAATCTTTAAATGTACCGTTAACAAGATTACAACCTGAACAAAATTTTAGTTTAGGTCGTTCAAATGAAATTACTAGAGATGAAATTAAATTTAATAAATTCATCGAAAGATTAAGAGCAAAATTTTCTCATTTATTTAAAGATACTTTAAGATTACAATTAGTAATGAAAGGTATTATAAAGGATAGTGAATGGGATGAATTAGTAGAGAATATAAGATTTAATTATCAACATGATAATAATTTTGCTGAATTGAAAGAAATGGAAATTTTAGAAAATAGGATGAATATTCTTAATACAATGGATGTTTATGCTGGAAAATATTTTTCAATTGATTGGATTAGAAAGAATGTATTAATGCAATCAGATGATGATATTAAGGAAATGGATAAACAAATGGAAACTGAAAAAGAATCTATGGGTGATGAATTTGATAATATAGATGATAATGTAAATCAATAGGAAA